GGATCGACTCAACAGTTACATACACCACGAGCGGGACGAAAGCCTCACTTATGTGGCCATGGAACAGTTGCGTGGCAAGTACCTGGTGCAGAATCGTGTGACCCGCGACATTTTTGAAACGCCGCAAATGTGCTATATGCTGATCTCGGCCACACTGTTTGCAGGCTATCCCCAGAACACCAGGCTCAATTGGGTGCGAGATTACTATGATGCCATCAGTCAGCATCAGATCAGTTTGCCAACTCCGGTCATGGCCGGTGTGCGCACACCTGTAAAACAGTTCAGTAGTTGCGTGCTGATTGAAACCGACGACAGCCTCGACTCTATTAATGCCACAGCCAGCAGTATCGTCAAGTATGTGAGCCAGCGTGCTGGTATCGGAATTGGCGCTGGTCGCATCCGCGCACTCAACAGTCCTATCCGCAATGGCGATGCCTATCACACAGGCGTGATCCCTTTTTACAAACATTTCCAAACAGCAGTCAAAAGTTGCAGCCAAGGTGGTGTGCGCGGCGGAGCAGCCACACTGTATTATCCCCTGTGGCACCTGGAAGTGGAAGATTTGTTGGTGTTGAAAAACAACAAAGGCACCGATGAAAACCGCGTGCGTCACATGGATTATGGCGTGCAGTTCAACAAAGTCATGTATGAAAGATTGCTGTCCGGAGGAGACATCACACTGTTCTCACCGCACGACGTACCCGAGATGTACGAAGCATTTTTCAGTGATGTAGATCGCTTCCGTGAGTTGTATGAAGCCGCAGAACGCAACACACGTCTGCGCAAGAAAAAGATCAAAGCAGTGGACTTGTTCTCGGCATTCATACAGGAGCGCAAAGACACAGGTCGCATCTATCTCATGAATGTGGATCACGTAAACAATCATTCATCGTTCAAGCCCGATCTGGCGCCTGTGCGCATGAGCAATCTCTGCTGTGAAATCACGCTGCCCACACGACCCTTGGAACACATCAATGACGAACAAGGCGAGATAGCACTATGCACACTCAGCGCCATCAACTGGGGAGCATTCCGCAATCCCGAAGAAATGGAAAACGCTTGTCGCTTGGCTGTGCATGGCTTGGACGCACTATTGAGTTATCAAGATTATCCAGTGTTGGCCGCACAACTGGCCACTGAAGGTCGTAGGCCCCTGGGCATAGGCATCATCAACTTTGCCTACTGGTTGGCCAAAAACGACTATACCTATAGTGATCCTGCCTGCTTGGTTGAAGTGGATCGTTGGGCACAGCACTGGAGTTACTATCTGATCCGGGCATCTGCGGATCTTGCTAGTATACAAGGCGCCTGCCCCTTGAGCGATCAAACCAAGTATGCCGATGGTGTATTGCCCATTGATACCTACAAGCCCGAAGTCAATGAACTGGTGCCACACAAAGAATACTGCGACTGGCAGTCCTTGCGTGAACAATTGCGCACAGGCGGTATCCGTAATTCCACACTCATGGCCTTGATGCCTTCAGAGACATCTGCACAGATAGCCAATGCCACCAACGGTGTAGAACCACCACGCAGTTTTGTATCTATCAAGCAAAGCAAAGATGGTGTGCTCAAGCAAGTGGTTCCCGAGTATCGTCGCCTAAAAAACAAATACGAACTGCTTTGGGATCAAAAGAGTCCCGAAGGATATCTCAAGATCATGGCCATACTGCAGAAGTACATCGACCAGGCCATATCGGTCAATACCAGTTACAATCCGCAGTTCTATGAAGAAGACAAGATTCCCATGAGCGAAATGATGCGCCACTTGGTCATGCACTACAAGTATGGCGGCAAGACATTGTATTATTTCAACACCTTTGACGGCGCCGGCGAAGTGGATGTAGATAAACTACACGCCAAGTCGCAGATCGTTGAAGCACCCACAACCCTACAGGAAGATGACGATTGTGAAGCCTGCAAAATCTAACCCCACAGTATTAAATTTCCGGCGTCAGAATCATGACACCGGATCTGCCTTTTTGGATCCCGAAGGATCTTTGGGTATGCAACGCTATGATACCATGAAGTATCGACAGTTTGAAAAACTCACACAGCAACAGTTGAGTTTTTTCTGGCAACCGCAAGAAGTAGATGTCACTCGCGACGCCAAAGATTTCAAGGATCTCACAGAACATGAACAGCATATTTTTACCAGTAATCTCAAGCGCCAGATACTGCTGGACTCAGTGCAAGGTCGCAGTCCAAATCTGGCTTTCCTACCGATCTGCACTTTACCTGAACTAGAAACCTGGATTGAAACCTGGAGTTTTTCAGAAATCATACACAGCAAAAGTTACACACATATCATACGAAACGTGTATCCCAATCCCAGCCAGGTGTTTGATGATATGTTGGACATCAATGAGATCATCGAGTGCGGCAACGACATCAGCAAATACTATGATCGCTTGATCCGTGGCGTACAGGCCTATCAGTTACTGGGTGAAGGTCGCCATACCATTGATGGGGAAACGCTAGACGTTGATGTTTATCAACTGAAGCGCCTGCTGTGGTTGTGTCTCAACAATGTCAATGTGCTGGAAGGCATTAGATTTTATGTAAGTTTTGCCTGTAGTTGGGCCTTTGCCGAACTCAAGAAAATGGAAGGCAATGCCAAAATCATCAAACTGATCTGCAGGGACGAAAATCTGCACCTGGGCTCCACGCAGACTCTGCTGAAACTGTTGCCCTCAGATGATGCAGATTTTGCCAAGATCCGTGAAGAAACACGCGATGAATGCACACAGATGTTTGTGGACGCAGTGAATCAAGAAAAACGCTGGGCACATTATCTATTCAAAGATGGCAGCATGATTGGCCTAAATGAAAAACTGCTGAATGAGTACGTGGAGTGGACTGCCAACAAACGCATGACAGCTGTTGGCCTGCCCAGTCCTTTCAAGGGTGGATCCAACCCATTGCCTTGGACAGCCAAATGGATCGCAGGAGCAGATGTACAGGTAGCGCCACAAGAGACCGAAATTTCCAGTTACACCATTGGAGCAGTCAAACAGGACGTGACCCAGGACACTTTCCGCGGTTTCAGTCTTTAGCAGGCATAATTACATAATAACAACAAGGAGCAAGGATGTTAACCGTTTATTCAAAGCACGTTTGTCCCCATTGCGTCAATGCAAAAAATTGGCTCAAAATGAAAAAGATTCCTTTTAGGGAAGTGAACATACAAGAGGATGATGCAGCACGTGAACGTATGTTGGCCATGGGCCTGCGTACCGTGCCGCAGATTTTCATAGGCGACGAACTGTTTGTGGAAGGCGGTTACTCGGGCCTGATCAAGTTATCGGATGATGACTTACAGCTCAGGTTAAGCACACCCATTGACCTAGGAACACTATGACATACGACACACAGACTGTTTATACTTTTAAATTGATCACCGGAGAAGAATTAATCTGCCGGATCATTGACGAAACCAATGAGAATTTTAGAATCACCAAACCACTGACCCTGGTACCCAGCCGCGAAGGTCTGGGAATGACGCAGAGTATGTTCAGTGCCACGTTTGATAAAGATGCAAGACTGAACAAAACAGCCATCGTGATCGGTCCCAGCGAAACACGCAAAGACATAGCCGAAAGCTACATCGAAGGCACCACAGGTATTCGACCTGTGACCAAGCCCAGTATCATCACAGGATAAAATCTATGCCAGCAGTGAACAGAGTTGGTGATGCAGATTCGGGCGGTGGCAAGGTCACCGCCGGTGTCAACAATGTCATCGTCAACGGCAGGCCTATCAGCGTTAACGGCAAACCAGTGTCGGGCCATGCTCCGGGCATCCACGCTGGACCTGTGACAGCCAACGGATTGACCAATGTCATAGCCGGAGGCATTCCCGTCAACGTGATTGGCAATGCGGATACTTGTGGTCACGCCAGAGCCGAGGGTTCTCCCAATGTCGTGGCAGGGTAATCATGGCAGCAGAATACACAGGTATCACACTCACTGCTGGACAAGGGCTACTCACTAACCAAGGCATACGCACGCCTCCGGCATTGCTCAATGCTGTGAGCACTTATCAAAGTATTGCCATAGTCAATCAATTTAGAAGTCTGGTGTCTAACGCTATTCCTGTGTTGGACGATTCAACATTGGCCAATCTGCAGATCTTGGGCAGCAACAATTTCCCTGCGCTGACAGATGCCATCCCAGCAAATGGTATAGCCAATGTGGCAACTTATGCTACAGGGCTGTCGGGCTATGTGTTGGATCGCGCCAGCAATCTCATAGGCAACATCGACGGAAATCTAGATCTTTCAAAATTTGCACAGATTATTTTTACCAGCAACGGATACATCAGTCAAAGCACAGCCTACATCTCCGCTGCCAACAACAGCGGTTTGTATGATCCGGTGTTTGCATTTCCTGGACAGACAGCGCTGATAACTGGCAACTTCAGCGACCTGTCAGATGACTTGTTGGCATTCTCACAAGACTGCGCCAACATAGGTTATGCCATCAACTGGAACAATCTAGTGAATTTTGGCAATCCTTTGTCACTGTTACAGACATTGAAAATGAAAAACGGTCTGTTGCCCTGTGTGGTCAATGCTTGTGTGCTGGCCGGACTGTCATCGGCCACAGTGTATGCAATCAGCACGCCCGGAGCCACAGCAGATACACAGACCACGGCAGCGCTTTACCTGGCATTTACCACGCTCAAAGACGAAGATCTTGCACAGGTCAAGAAAATATTGGCCTGCACAGTTTCAGGCATGACCACTGTGGCGGATCTGCTGGATCTAGCCAAACTTTTCCCCAACAGTTATAGATCTTTTGTAGTAGAAATAGGCACAGCAGTGTATAGGATCTACAGTGATGCCACCACACTGGACAAGGATCTTCCCTACTTGGGCAGCAGGCTCAATCTCGTGGTGCCCTATGTGCCAGGACAAGCAGCCATAGCATTTGGTATGCAGGCCAGCCAGATCAAGGGCATCAATGCTCTTTCCAGCGCTCAAATTTCTGCCACTGTGGCAGGCCTTGAAACACTCACAGACTTGCCATTGATCGCTGCGTTTGATCAGTTTGTTCCTGAATCAGTAAGACAGTTCTACAGCAGCGAATTTGGACAAGGTACCGGCCCAGGCAACACCTTTGTGGCCTATGATTTGTTGGGCACAGCAGTGGGCGATCCCGAGACTGGGTGCTATGGCAACATAAATCCTATTATCTCACAGATACCTTCTTCGGCCACTGCTGACCTTAGTGGCACATATGTGCAAATGGAAAATGCTCTTACCGGTGCCGATCCCGACACAGTTTTTGACACAGTGTTGATACCGCAGGCCGCCGCTCAGATACAGGCTCTGGTTCCATATGCTGGTACTACCACCGCCAATGTTGCCACCATTGCCAATCAACTCAACAGAGAAAATCAATTCCTTTACGATGCTGATGTTGATTTTGCTGCCTTGACTGACAGCAGTTTGAACAGCACCTTGGCGCTGATCACAAATCTACATTATCTGGCCTTGGACAATACCACTAGAGGCTACAGCGATCTGCTCACTGCCTTGGCCGACGATGCTTCTTTGTATGGACAGGCCATAATCGCCAGCCAACGAGAAGGTCGCAACATCGTTGAACTGGATTCTGCTGGAATTCAGCTGGATGCTGGCCTTGATCCAACTCCGGGTCAATAACTGACCACATATCATAAAAAATAGCCTAAAATGTTGCTATAATCTTCGGTTGTATAGTACAATCTACTAAGTAAATTATACTTCGAACAAAAGTATTCCCTTAAGAAAGGAGTATGTATGGTAGAACGTAAACAAGATTCAGTGTTGTTAGCATTGATTACTTTAGTTCTTATTATAGCGGTGTTGTTGCCCGCTTATGGTGTAGCAAGACAGTTGATTATACAAAACCCAACTGTGAAGATTGGTCAGGTGACAATTTTGTTGCCACGGATTTCGGGCCCAGAGTGGAGATCAGTTGATATACGACAACTCCAGTGCTTGGCAGATAATATCTATTACGAGGCCAAAGGCGAACCAGATCTAGGAAAAATCGCAGTAGCTCGCGTGGTCATGAATCGCGTGGAGGCCGGTTTTGAAAAAGATCCTTGTGCTGTGATCTATCAGGGAGCACCTGGTGGCAAAGTCAAAGCCGCAGACCGCCGCGGTGGTTGCCAGTTCAGTTGGCTCTGTGGTGGCCGCACGCTGTCCATCCCCAATCCCGAAATCTGGAAACGCTGCTATGACATAGCAGTCAAAGTTCTGGTATTTGGTGAGTACAAGGAAGTGGTCAACGGCGCACTGTATTTCCACGCCAACTATGTCAAGCATCCTACGCCCAACCGTGTGCAATATCTTGAGCAGATAGGAAATCACAAATTTTACAATTTTAAATGATTCTTTTTTGTTGACAAAAAGTAGCATTAGTTTTAAAATTGTAAAATGAAAAAATACAGTGATTTCCGCGCTTGGGTGCATTTGCTCTGGGTAGAAAACTGCGAGGAGCATTTTGCTCTGGCCGAACCCGTACTGGATGCTAAAGAATATTTCCAAAGATACAAGTTTTGGTTGAAACGGGAATATCAGCACCAACAGCGCAAAAAACAGCGAATGATTTTGGAAAAACACATTGTTGACCAAAAAATCGCCAATAGTTATAATCACAAGCATAGTATCCCAAACTTGACAAATACCTAAGGACATATTTTGGCTACTCGTAAACAAAAAGAACACTTGGTCAAGGTGCTGAAATTTACCCCACGTGACATCGAAATCACGCTCAGTGGCTATGGTGGAGAAATAGTCATGGGCCGTATATCAGAAGCGGCCTATGATTTTTGGCAGGATCGCGATGACCTTGACGATTTTGTGTTTGACTGGGATGGTGAAATGGATGTGCCCGCAGACGCACGATTCGTCACTGACGGTGCTTGGCATGATGTAGATGACATTTGCCATGAGTCAGGTTGCGAAGCCGCAGACTCCAGTTACGTCACGGTGCAGGATCTGCAGGAAGACAAAACCCTGTTTGAATCCACCTGCGATGTAGACAGTCTGTCCGCCAAAGGTGTAGACATATCCAGCAGCGGTCTCTATCGTCCCTCACAAGATTTGGAATCGGGTACCTGTGTGTTCCTGGGACAGCATTTTGAAAAGGGTTTGTTTTTCAGTGCCACTGTCAGGATCACGGAACCCTTTGATGTCAGCCGGCTCAGCATCAACTATATCGATTGCGACGGTTGGCGATTGATATCCAGCGTGGAGTATGCGGGTGAGGACCTTGACGGATCCAGTGCCTACAGCACCAATGGCAAAGGATCCAATTACAATGTGTTCCGTGTGGAGCGCGATGAAGAAACGGATGATTGGGACCCTGCCGCTGAACTGGACAAAATCGCAGTACCCGATGCAAACCTGGGAGAAC